GCAGGCACAACTGTTCTAAAGTCGAACTATCAATACGCTTTGTGCCTTTAATTAAATTAGTACCTATATCGATATATCCATCGTCATAGAGATATACTGCATTCAGGAATGTATCAATCAGTTTTTCTTTGTAGTCATAGTTACCGTTATCTACTTTTAAAGTATCAATCCAGAACAGAAACTCATCACGTTCAATCATTGGTGGTTTAGAAAACTTTAATTGTTCTATGGCTTTGTTAAGTTGATTTTTCTGCTCTTCCAATTCCATCATACGTGATTGTGTTGTTTCTGTTATGATTCCCATTTCAATCGCTTTTACCATGTTTTTCAAAGATTTATTTACACCGTTTAAACGATCTTGTAATACACGTAATTCAGTATCGTCATTTTGCTGTTTCTTCTGATATTCCATGAAACTATCAGCAAGACTATTGATGTAGTCTAAGTCGTTTAATTGGTTTATTAGTTCTGCCACAACAACATTTTCTATCCAATCTTTTTTGGCACGTTTCTTATCACATTTATGCTTATTCGCTTTGATACATCTGTAGTAATGGTATTTCTTGCCAGTTTTGCTAACGCCATATTCACCAGTCATAGGACTTCCACAATGGCCGCAGAACAACTTGCCAGTTAATAGGTAACGTGTATCACGTGAGCGGGCCGGTGCTTTCTTGTGCCTATTTTTAATTTCTTGTGCTAATGCAAAAGTATCTTTGTCTATGATTGCCGGCATTCCATCTGGTACTACATAATCTAAAAATTTATACGTACCTATGTACTTCTCATTTCCGATAATGTTCTTTAGAGAACATTTATTCCATGGGTTATTTCTGCTATTCAAGATACCATCGTTATTTAAACCTTTGATAATATCTTGGATTGATTTACCACTGGTATATTCTTTGAATATCCTACGTACTACTGTAGCTTCTGTTTCGTTGATGATGTAGTGATCATCTTCACTTTTGTCATATCCGAAGATTTTTCTTCCGAGTGTTTTTAGTTGCAAAGCACTCTCTCTATTACCACGTTTTACGTTCTCTGAAAGATTAGCACTATAGTATTCGGCCATACTTTCCATCAAGCCTTCCATGATGATACCTTCTGCACTATCGGATATATTTTCCATAGCACTATATATCTTTACACCATTTTTCTTTAAACGTGCACGATATATCGCACTATCATAGCGATTACGTGCAAAACGATCTAACTTCCATACGATAATGGCTTTAAAACGTTTGCTTTCACTATCTTTAATCATTTTCTGGAATGATGGTCTATTGTCAGATGTGCCGGTTTTGGCTTCATCGATATATTCATTGATTATTTCAAAACCATGATTTTCTGCATATCTTTTACAATCTCTTAATTGTCCAGTGATAGATTCTTCACGTTGACCGGATGAAGAGAATCGTGCATATACAACTGCTGGTATAAGATCTTTCATTTATTTAAATTCCTTTCTTGTATAGTTAATTAGCAATGTAAAGATTTATAGTGTCAAAAATCGCATATTTTGACACTATGGATAATCATAATGTCAAAAATTGTATATTTTTACATTTATTATAGTGGCTGTTTTTCGTTATTTACTGACTTGCTTATATAAATCAGGAAACATCGCTTTTACGACTTCCAAAGTCTTGTTTCTATCTTTAATAGTCATGTTCTGCATCATTTCGATAACGATTGCAATTCGGTTGTCTATTGCAAAATTTGTAACGATTGAATTGCTGAGTCTTAAAACATTGAATAAATCATTAAATTCTATATTCATTGCTTTTGCACATTTTGCGATTGTTTCAACAGTTGGGATAATTTCCTTTTTTGATTTTGGGTTATAATTCTTTTCCAACATCGCAATATAAGGCTTGCTTAAGCCCGTTTTATTTGCGAAGTCGTCCATACTTAATTTGTTATCGTCCCTATACTCTTTTATGATTTTTCCTAAATATACAGTCATATCGCACACCTTACATAATGCTTTCTTTGGAACAATACCAAATCAGTTTTCCTATTACGGACACTGGATCAGTACCATCTTTGATGATTAGTGGGTGATGTTCAGGATTGAATGACAATGGTTCAAGAACATAACTATCGGTCAATCTGTAAAACTTCTTAACTGTAGCATCGTCACCATTCACCATGATAGCGCCTATTTCGCCATTTTCTAATGTGCTTGTCTTTTCAAATAAACCTATACAGCCGTCAGGTAAAACCTTGTTCATGCTGTCACCTTTGATTTGCAATGCGAATACTTGCTTGTTTGCAAAGCGTGACGGATATTCAATTTCACCGATGATATCTTCTATCGCTTCTAAAGGTGTGCCAGCTGGAACAACGCCTATAACGTTTGTTGTGTTAGACATAACATTATTTGTAGCGCTTATACCAAGTAATTCAGACGGTAGAATTCCAAATAATTCAGATAATTTTTCAATAGTGGTTCGCTTTAAATTCTCAATCCTTCCATTTTCATATTTAGCGATGGCTGATTTTTGGACACCGACATAGTTGCCTAATTCTTCTTGTGTTAAACCTAATTTTTTTCTGTAATACTTAATCATTTCACCTGTATTTTTCATAACTAAATTGTACTCTAAAGATACAAATATGCAATTAAAATAAAAAATGTTTCTTAAAATTCACATTTATTATTGCAATAGTGTCGTATTGGGTATATATTGAGAGTGTCCAAAAAAGACACGAAAGGAGGAAACATGGATAAGAATAGATTAAGAAGTGTCATGATTTTATTTGGCGACACGTCCGAAACATTAGCAAACTATCTAGGAATTTCGCAAAGCGCTTTTTCAAAGAAAATCAACGAAAAAAGCACAGCCGGATTTACTCAACCTGAAATCATGCGCATTAAAGAAAAGTATAGTCTATCAGGCGAAGAAATAGACCGTATTTTTTTTGAAAACATAGTGTCCTAAAAAGACATCTTAGAAAGGAAAAGACATGAACGAATTATTAAAGATTGATACTTCAAATGCAGAACGTATCACGGTATCAGCAAGAGATTTATATGAATTCTTAGAAGCAACCGAAAGATTTAATAGCTGGTTTGAACGAATGACACAGTATGGACTAGTTGAAAACACAGATTATACCACCGTAAAAAAGTTAACGGAGGTTCCAAACAATGGCGGCGTACAAATTAGAGAACTTGACGACTACCAGTTAACGATTGACACAGCAAAACAAATAGCAATGCTTCAGCGTAACGAAAAAGGCACACAGGCTAGAAAGTACTTCATTCAAGTTGAGAACGCATGGAATAGCCCTGAAAGAGTAATGGCAAGGGCGTTAGAGATTGCACGTAAGACAATCGCTACACTGGAAATCGAAAACAAGGAAATGAAGCCTAAAGCACTGTTTGCAGACGCGGTAGCGACAGCTGATACATCAATACTAATTGGCGATTTAGCAAAACTGATCAAGCAGAATGGACATGACATTGGCCAAAAGCGTTTGTTTGAGTGGCTAAGAAGTCACGATTATCTCATTAAGGGCGGAAACAGTAAGAACATGCCAACTCAAAGATCTATGGAACTAAAGTTGTTTGAAGTCAAAGAACGTACCATTAACAATCCTGATGGTAGTGTACGCATCACTAAAACAACTAAGGTTACTGGCAAAGGGCAAGTGTACTTCATCAATAAGGTTTTACAGGATTATGGCAATTAAACAAACAGATTTAGATTCACTCAACTTCCTTGCACTCAAGGCGATAACTGAAATGAAAAAGAATCCAGAGTACAAGGCACAATTTGAAGATTGGAAAAGAAAAAAAGCACAAGCCAATTCAGAGAGAGCAAGTGCTAAGTGACATCAGAAATATGTCACTTCCATTTTAACAGAAAAGGAAGGTAAAAGAAAATGATTAAGTTAAACGCAACAACAGACCATGTAGAAGTATCCATCGTTGGTAGTTCCATTGACATTTCACAAGAATTAAACGCTTTGATTAATGCAATTAAGAGAAGTGAACCTTTGCAAAAGGCTTTGGTAGTAGCACTCACAGTAGATGCTATATCCGAAGAAGAACAAAAAGAAAGCACCGATGAAATGAGTGAAATGCTAAAGAGTGTATTCAGAAAGGGCAACGGCAATGGAAATCTCATGTCTTAAGGAAAACCTATTCAAGGTTGCGTTATTTGGTATGTACGCATACATGTTCGTAACAGTGTTCCTACACGTTGTGGGAATCGATTTATAGGAGAAGGAAGAATGAAAGGATATAAAGTTTTCAATCCAAATTGGAAATGTTTAGGTTTCCAATACGAAGTCGGAAAAAGTTACGAAATGGATGAACTTCCTATATGTTGTGATACAGGTTTCCATTTTTGTAAAAATTTATCAGATTGCTTTAATTATTATACTTTTAATTCCCAAAATAAGGCGGCTGAAATCGAAGCGTATGGTGAAATTGACACTAATGATAATAACAAATATTGCACGAATAAAATAAAAATCGTTCGTGAACTATCTTGGGAAGAAGTCCTTAAACTTGCAAACACAGGAGTAAATAACAATGGATACGCAAATGTCGGAAACGCCAATGACGGAGATCACAACGTGGGCGACTCAAATGTAGGTGTTGAAAATACAGGCTGCCATAACAACGGCAAACTCAATTCTGGAAATTTCAACATTGGTGACGCAAATACAGGTTCACACAACAGTGGGTATAGCAATACTGGCTGTCGCAACAAGGGAACTTTTAATACCGGACATCACAATATCGGTGATAGAAACACAGGAAATTTCAATTACGGAGATAACAACGTAGGAGATTGGAACATTTCTAACTCCTCAACAGGGGTATTCAATACAGACGAAGAAGAACTAAAAATCTTTATGTTCAACAAGCCATCTAATATGACTTTAAAGGATTGGAAAATAAGTGACGCAAGATTCATTATGAACTTCTGCCCACACAATTACGTTGAGTGGATATCCGAATATTACATGTCTGACAAAGAGAAAACAGAAAACCCATCTTATAAGACGACCGGCGGATATTTAAAAGTTGAAGTGCCTAAGAACTCACCGCAAAAATGGTGGAACAATTTGCCAAAGATGAAAAAGAACATCGTTATGGGTCTGCCTAATTTTGACGCAGATATCTTCAAAAAAATTACAGGAATTGAAGTAAGAAAGGAAAAACAATAATGAATAAACTAAAAGGATTAATCGCTACATTTCGTTGTGACAACAATAAGAACTTAATTATGTCCAACAAAGTTAGCAATCACTTCTTGATTACACTTGGCTCTACAAATGAAGGATATACAACAGTAACAGTACCAAAGGATGAATTTATGCAAGCAATCATTACATTAGCAAATGAAATGAACATCGAAAAGGAAGAAGGAGAAGAAACAAATGAGTGAACAAGACACATTATTCATGGACGCTTCATTACATCCAGAACAGAAAGAAGCAGTAAAGATCAATAGTTTAGAACTGGAGAATGTAAAGCGTGTTAAGGCAGTCAAATTAGAGCCTACAGTGAATGGTTTAACAGTTGTTGGTGGAAAGAACAACCAAGGTAAGACAAGCGTGCTAGACGCTATTGCGTGGGCTTTAGGTGGTGCAAAATACAAACCATCACAAGCACAACGAGAAGGAAGTTTGGTTGAACCACAATTACATATTGAATTATCAAATGGAATGGTAGTTGAACGCTTAGGCAAGAATGGAACATTAAAGGTTACAGATCCTAGTGGGCAAAAAGGAAATCAATCATTACTTGATGGTTTCATTTCTCAATTCGCACTAGATTTACCTAAGTTCATGGAAGCCGATAAAAATACTAAAGCAAAAATTCTATTACAGATTATTGGTGTAGGCGAAAAGTTATCTGCATTTGATAAGCAAGAATCCGAACTATATAACCGAAGAACAGAAATCGGACGTATCGCAGACCAAAAGAAGAAGTACGCTGACGAAATGGTGCAATGGGATGGTGTTCCAGAAGAAATCGTAAGTGCTGCTGAACTTATCCAACAACAACAAGAAATCTTGGCAAGAAATGGAAGAAACCAAGAACTACGCAATCAAGCAAAGAATCTTGAAGCACAGAAAACATTATTGGAACAACGCATTGAAGAAGCACAAAAGACGTTGAATGCAATGCATGAGCAATTTGCAGAGTTAATGGAGAAGTTATCAATCGCAAATACAAACGCCAAAGACTTGCAGGATGAATCGACTGCAGAACTCGAAGAAAGTATTGCAAATATCGATTCCACGAATGCTAAGGTACGTGACAACTTAAACAAGCAACGTGCACAAGAAGAAGCTGACGAGTACAAGCGTCAATATGGGGATTTAACAACACAGATTGAAGATATCCGTAAAGCACGCATGGAACTTCTAAACGGAGTTGAAATGCCATTACAAGATTTATCAGTACAGGATGGAGAACTCATTTATAAAGGACAAAAGTGGGATAACATGTCCGGTTCAGACCAACTTAAAGTTGCAACTGCCATTGTACGTAAGACCAATCCGAAATGTGGCTTTGTCTTACTAGATAAGTTAGAACAGATGGACATTGACACGATGAATGAGTTTGGTAAGTGGTTGCAAGATAACGACTTACAAGCAATCGCAACACGTGTATCAACTGGAGATGAATGCTCAATCTTCATCGAAGATGGTTATTCAGTTGATAAAGAAGGCAATAAGACTGCCGAAACATTTGAGAAACCGGCAGAAGCAAATAAGAAGGAGTGGTTTTAATGGGTAAATATACAGTGAGTAAAGGTATTCAATTTGGAAAAGGAATCAAGACACTTATCTATGGTGTAGAAGGCGTAGGCAAATCAACACTAGCAAGTAAGTTTCCTAAAGCAGTTTTCTTAGATACGGAAGGTAGTACAGATAAGTACAACTTTGTTGAGCGTTATCCAACACCTACGAGTATTGCAATGCTAGTTGATGAATGTAACGACATTGCAACAAGCGGTGAATATCAAACGATTGTTATTGATACATTCGATAAGGTTGAACAGATGATTGCTGACGAATTATGCACAAAGAGCAACAAACAATCATTAGAAGATTTTGGGTATGGTGCAGGTTATGCAGAGTTGGATGAACGAGTTGGAAAGCTGCTTAACTTCTTTCAGGATCTAGTTAATAAAGGTATCAACATTACAATTCTTGCACATGCAAAAACAAAGAACTTCGATAGTCCATTAGGTGATGGAAGTTACACTCGCTACGAGTTAAAACTCGGTGCAAAGACAACACAACGTACTGCTTCATTCCTAAAAGAATGGGCAGACATGATCTTATTCTGCAATTACAAAGTACAAGTAATTGAGAACAAGGATAAGAAGAAACATGGGTATGGTGGTGAACGTTGCATGTATACAACACATTCACCGGCTTATGACGCTAAAAACCGATTCGGTTTAGATAACGAATTACCACTAGACTTCAAGGCAATCGAGCACATCTTCAAGATGAATCAAGTACAAGGTAGCAAGGTAGAACCAAAGAATGAACAACCGGTAGAGGTTGAACTCATGTCGCTTGGCGATGGTAAGGCAGCTATCCAGGCTAAGCCTACAGAAGAACTAAACGTTACAACAGTATATCAAGCACAGGCTTACACGGAAGAAGAATTAAAGCAGCTTGAAATCTTACCTAAAGCGTTAGTTGATTTGATGAAGGCTGACAACGTTAAGCCATCGGAAATCATGGACTTTACAGTATCAAAAGGAATCGTTACAAGAAATACACCATTAGAAAATTATCCAGATGGTTACTTCGATTTCTTAACAACAAAGTGGAACGAGCCACTAAACTACATCAAAACTCAAAGAGAGTTGCCATATTAAAAATAGAAAAGGGAGAAAAATAAAATGAGCGAATTAAATACAACAAACACATACGAAGGTGCATTAGATTGGAACAGTGAAATTGAAGAAACATACCTTGATTTACCAGATGGAACATACGACTACAAGGTTGTTGAGTTAGAACGTGGACATTATGAACCTAAACCAACAAGCAAAATTAAAGAGCCATGTCCACAGGTAAAAGTGTATGTTGAAATTAAAGTTCCAAACGGAAGCGACCAAAAGGTTAAGGTAAATTCATTACTTATCTTACATACACGTACTAAAGGCTTACTATGCAACTTCTTTAGAAGTATCGGCTTAATGAAGAAGGACGAACCATTAAAGATGGATTGGAACGTTATCGGTAAGACTGGAAAATTATCTCTTACACATAACGAAAAGGGCTATATGCAGATTGATAAGTTCCTTCCACAGGAAGAAGAAACCACTCAAAAATCTAGTTGGTTTTAATGTCTGAAATCAAATTAAGAGATTATCAGAATGAAGCAGTAGAATCCATATTTAGCGAATGGGAGAAAGGAATCAAACACACCTTGTTGGTACTGCCAACAGGGTGTGGCTAATATGGAAAAACTATTGTTTTCTCAAAAGTGATAGAACGTTGCGTTGAAAATGGTGAACGTGTATTAGTGCTTGCACATAGAAGTGAGTTACTGGATCAAGCGAGCGATAAGCTGCAAAAAACAACAGGCTTACAAACTGCATTAGAAAAAGCACAAAGTACATGTATAGGAACATGGAATCGAGTGGTAGTTGCCAGTGTTCAGACATTACAACAAGAAAAACGTTTATCACAATTCAATAACGATTATTTTGACACAATCGTTATTGATGAAGCACACCATAGTGTTACTGGTGGTTATCAAGCAATCATTAAACACTTTGATAAAGCAAAGATACTTGGAGTTACCGCAACTGCTGATAGAGCAGATAACAGAAAACTTGGAGAAGTGTTTGAATCAGTTGCCTATGAATACTCATTAGCAACTGCCATACGTAAAGGGTACTTGTCAAAAATCATGGTGCAAACAATTCCATTAGAAATTGATTTAAAGGGAATTGAAGTACAAGCAGGTGATTATAGTGCAAGTAGTGTAGGAACTGCATTAGATCCTTATTTAGACCAGATTGCTGACAAGATGATGGAATACTGCAAAGGAAGAAAAACGCTTGTATTCTTGCCACTTATAGCCACTAGCAAGAAGTTTACACAGTTACTAATACAACGTGGTTTCAAGGCACATGAAGTCAATGGACAAAGTGAAGATAGAGAAGAAACAAAAGAGAAGTTTGCTAAGGGTGAATATGATGTTATTTGCAACTCTATGCTTTGGACCGAAGGCTTTGATGAACCATCCATTGATTGTGTAATCATGCTACGTCCTACAAAGGTTAGAAGTTTATACTCGCAAGCAATCGGTAGGGGAACAAGATTATATCCTGGTAAAAAAGAGTTGCTTGTATTGGACTTCTTATGGCTTACTGACAGATTAGATTTGTGCAGACCGGCAAATATCATTTGTAAGACACCAGATGTTGCTAAGAAGATGACAGACAACATCAACGAGAGTGGAGAGTTAGCAGATTTATTAGAAGCTGAAATGCAAGCCGAAAAGGATGTAATCGCTGAACGTGAAGAAGCACTTGCTAGAGAACTTGAAGCAATGCGAAAGAAGAAATCAAGACTTGTAGACCCATTGCAATATGAAATGAGCATACAAGATGAAGATTTAATCAATTATGTTCCGCAATTAGGTTGGGAATGCATGCCACCTACAGAAAAGCAAATTAAGACTTTAAGTGAATATGGAATATCATTCGACATGATTGAAACTCAAGGAAAAGCCAACTTACTTCTAAACAAGATTGCAAATAGAAGAAGTGCGGGTTTGAGTTCACCAAAGCAAATCAGACTATTAGAAAGATATGGTTTCAAGCATGTAGGTATGTGGACTATGGATGAAGCCAACAAGATAATCAGCAGATTGTCATATAGTGGCTGGAGAGTTCCACAAGGTATCATTCCATCACAATATATTCCAGATTCAATAAAAGAGAAATCATTATGAGACGAGAAGAAAGGATAAGACGTGAAATAAATTCTCAATTCAAAAGACTACGCATGATTGACGACGCAATTATAGGCACTATGACAAAATTTGATAAAGTGCAAGAACCTTATTTGCATGCAATCATGCGTCTTTGTTTTGAAAGGGGTAAACTCTATCAATTATTTGAAAGAGAAATCAACGAAAGAAAAATGAAATGAGCACACATGAATATATACGCAAAACAGACGTCTTGAAGTTGATTCAAGATTACATGAAGAATGTTCCACATTCACATTTAGAGTGTCTTAAAACGCTCGAAAATAGGCTCTACAAGTTGTCTCCAGTTAGAGCGTCGGAAGTAGTTGAACATCTGGAACGTGAGAACTTTGGATTGCATGCAAAGAATGATAATTTAGAACGCAAAATGCAATACAAACTAGACCACTACACAGATGACAACAAGGTGGTTATTAAATGACAGATTTAACATTTATCGACCTATTCGCAGGTGTAGGAATGGCACGCATGGGAATGGAACAAGTCGGGCTATCCGTACCAATAGCAAAAGAAATCGGAGAAAGGATAAGAAAAACTTATCTAAAAGGAGAATAAATTATGGAAAAAAATTTAATGGGAATGAGTTTACAACTCGATACAGAATACATCAAGAATTTAACAAAAGAAATTATAAAGCAAGGAATGGTTGAAACTTTAGGAAATGAAAATCTAGTTGGTGCAATCATTAGCGAAGTTTTAAACAAACAAGTTGATAAGAATGGAAATGTACCAGAAAACAGATATACAACAACACAACCACTATTACAACATTTAGTAAACAAAGAGTTAAAAGAACAAATCGTTGAAATTTCAAAAGAAACGATAGAAGAAAAAAAGCCTATAATTCGTGAAGCAATAAAAAAGGAAATGCAGAAGAAAGCAACTATGGACAAATTTGTATCTGCATTTTATTCAAGCATTATTGATAATTTGTCTGATTCATATTGCACGAAAATAAGCGTAAACATTGAAAACAAAAAGGAGCAATATTAAAAACTTATGAAGAAAATAATTAAAGCATTAGCATTAGCAACACTATTAACTACAACAGGATGCACACAAGCGGATACTGTTAGACACAACATCACAGAGAACGCAGACAGTTTCAACGTAACAAGACGTATCACTGTGTTTAACACACGCACTGACAAAGTCTTAATGCAGATGACAGGTGTAATGAGTATCAAAACAGACTCAGATACAAAAGAGTTGAATGTACTTGTAAAAGATGGCGAAACATACTACAAGCATTTAATCTATCTAAACGATGACACAACATACGTTATGGAAGATATTGGCGGTGCTGATGTATCACGTTCAGCATACGAAATTCATTTCTTACCAGAAGTACTGGAAAGCGGATTGTTGGATATAAAGGTGGATAAATAAGATGAAGAAAGAAAAAGTATTAGAACAAGAACAAAAAACAAAATTACAACCATTTCCATTTATTGAAAATGAAGATTATCTACTAAAACTAAAGAATGGAGTTTATGTTGCTGCGTATTGGGGAAATGGGCAATTCTATTCATCATTTAGCGATCAATATGTCGAAGAAGAAATTGAAAGCTTTGTTGCTTTAAAGGAGTTAGGAGTATGAAAGTTATATTAAACAAATGTTATGGCGGCTTCGGTGTATCACAAGAAGCATACGAATTATATGCAAAGAAAAAGGGTATAGAACTATTTGCATATAAGTTGGATTTCAAAAATGGCAAACCAATATACAGAAAAACAGATATGGGCAGCTCAATATTTACCATTACTTTTACAAAAGACTTTGGAGATTGCATTGAATTTTCTAATAATAATTCCGAAAAATATTGTTTGAGTTTACGTGACAATCATAGAGAAGATCCAGTATTGATAGAAGTTGTTGAAGAACTTGGTGAGAGAGCAAATAGTCCTTTTGCTAAACTTGTCGTTGTTGATATTCCAGATGGTATGGAATACGAAATTGATGATTATGATGGTATGGAAACGTTACATGAAAAGGTAAAGAAATGGTGAAGGCTATGAAAAATAAAGATAAATATAATCTATCACACTTACACATAGTAGAACACGCCGGTACAACTAGACTTAATAGCAATATAACTTATGTCGAAATTGAATATAACGGAAAACTTATAAAAGAGTATGCATACGCTAATGAATCTGGAGTGAAAAAATTTCTTGAATGGTTGGAACAAGAATATAAACCACCAATTCTTGATGATGTTGAAAAGGCTTATTTGTCAGCGGTTATCAAGCCATTTAGAAAAGATGTTGAATGTATTGTGAAATATATGTTTTCGGAAGAAAAAGAATTTTTAGCAATTTGTTTACACAATGGTGAAGAGATAATGCTACCTAATTTTATAAGAGGAACAATGTATAAAAGGATGGAATTACGTAAAGCACACACCTTAAAGGAGTTGGAATTATGAAATATGATTATATGCAAATAATCACTTTACCAAACAGAAAAGGTAAATATTTGGCACTTGTGAAAGGCAATAAAATGAGAGTAATTGCGAGATTTATAAATGATGAATGTATACAAGAATTTCAATATTTTGTTAGTACATTTACGACGGAGGATAAGCAATGAAATACAGAAAGAAACCATTAATTGTGGAAGCAATTAAATACACATTAGATAATTCAAAAGATGTATTTGATTTTGCAAAAGGTCGTATTCGACACGATATGTTACCAATATCAACGGACCTAAGAATAGATACTTTAGAAGGTACTATGACAGCATCTGTTGGTGATTACATCATCAAGGGAGTAAAGGGTGAGTTCTATCCATGCAAGCCTGATATCTTTGAACAAACTTATGAGGTGGCGGAATGAATGAAGTTCTTTATGAATTGTGCAGACATAACGTTTCAATTATGGATGGATGGCATCCAGTACCTGCGCGTTTAATCGCTGAACACTTAAATTTAACAACAAATCAGGCACGTTATAGATTAAGAAAACTTAAACAGGCAGGATTTGCTAATACGTTTTCTGAATTGTTGGATGATGAAGAACGCATGATTCCTTATCATGGTTGGACAATAACGGATAAAGCCGAAGAAACAGAAGAGTATAAAAAGGCTTGGGAAGAAGAAAGAGCCTTATGTAAGAAGTGTTTTGATATGGATATAGGAGAGCCAAAATGAATAAATATATAGTTCCAATGGAAATTCCAAAGTATTGCAGTAATTGTCCGTTTGGACATTTACATTATCATCATCCTTTTTGGTCGAATGAAGCAAAGATTGATCCAATTGATAAGAAGTTGAATAAGCCCGATACATATGGCTGCGTTTGCAATATTGATTTTTCAGAAAACGGAAAATATACAAAAGTCATGCGTGCAAAATGTAAAACCAAAATAAAAAAACCTAAATGGTGCAAATTGAAAGTGGTGGAAAAATGAATAAATATCAAAACAGTTTAGATAATTTTGTAAAAGCATTAAGCCATTTTACAAATTTTAAAAGTATTCATGATTGGAAATCAGACTTACAAGAGTTGGTCGATAAAGCTACACCTAAAAAGCCTATCAATCAAAGTACACCGGTAGTTCGGCAGGGATACTGTCCAAACTGTAAAGGTGAGTTACGAAAATTAGGAGGTAGAAATGAAGTTGTGCTTGAAGGACAACTGTACTGTGCCTCATGCGGTCAAGCGCTGGATTGGGGGAAGTAATGAAAAAGCATCAAGAAGATTTTGAACCAGTTTTTGAGGGAATGTCATTTTCAAATATAGATTGCAAAGGATTTCCTAATAGTGTGACTATAAGCAATGGAAAAGACTTATATAATTTTGAAACTAGAGATTATGTCCCACTTGAAGCGGTTGAAGAACTTATTGAAAAGTCAAAGCCTAAGAAACCTGATATCACAGTCCATAATGGTTTCTGCCCTAATTGTCATCAAGCGTTTGGGTTAGAACGAACAAAAGAAGCAATGATTAGACCGCGTTGGTTTAGTTTCTGCCCGTATTGCGGGCAGGCGATAGATTGGAGTGAAGATGAGTGTTGTAATTAAATATCCTGGTGCGAAAAACAGAATTGCTGATTGGATATGCAGTTTCATTCCACCTCACGATGTTTATCTTGAGCCATTCTTTGGTAGCGGAGCAATTTTCTTCAATAAGAAACAAAAGGCACATATTGAAACAATCAACGATCTCAATGATGATGTATTTAATTTTTTCAAGACATTGCGAAATGATCCAGAAAGTTTGACACGTGCAATTGAACTGACGACATACAGCAGGGGTGAATATGATTATGCATGGAGCGATCCTGCGGGAATAGATAATGTCGAAAGGGCAAGAAGATTTGCAATCAAGTGTTATATGTCGATCGGGGCAGGGAACAGATACAAAAATGGATTTAGATCAGGGCAGCAGAAAACATCACCTAATCCTGCGAAAAGTTGGAACGAATATCCTGATGTACTTAGATCGGTCTGTGAAAGATTGAAATGTGTGCAGATAGAACACCTTGACGCACTGGAATTGATAAGAAGATATGATACATCAGATGTGTTTATTTATTTAGATCCGCCTTATCTGCTTAGTACGCGAAAAGGCAATATGTATCATCACGAAATGACAGATGAGCAACATGTTCAACTGTTAAAAGAAATCAAAAAACATCCTGCAAAAATTATGATTTCCGGATACGAAAATGATTTATATGATTCAATTCTAGAAGGTTGGCACAAAGAAACAAAAGATACTCTAGCAGAATCATCTAATAGAAGAACAGAAGTTCTGTGGATGAATTATTTACCTGAAAATAAATTGTTTTAAAAAATTATAGATTGGAGTGAAAAATGACACCTGAACAAGTGAAAGAAGCAATTCAGTTGCAACAAGAAATAGATGAATTAGAAGAAATGAGAGAATATGGGTTTAGATTACTTGTAAAACACATATTATCTGGAGAATTTAATGAGTTCAGAAATAGTTGGTTTAGTAAAACACATGAAGTTCCTTCATATTTAAATAAACGAATACAAGAAGTAATCGTAGATGAAATTGAAGCAAGAAAAATCATGCTTGCAGATTTAGGGGAGGAAGAATAATGATGACATATCAAGAAACCATTGATACTTATAAGAAAGCCATAAAAACGTATGGTGAGAAAGCACAAAAACTAATGGCAATCGAAGAAATGTCTGAACTGACAAAGGAAATATGTAAGGACTTTAGAGGGCAACTTGATCGTAAACATTTAATTGAAGAAATGGCAGACGTAACAATCACCATATATCAACTGCTGATGATGTATGAAATTAGTGATAAAGAAATTCAACAAATGTGCGAAAGAAAAATGGAGCGTTTAAAAGAAAGGTTGGAAAAGCAGAATGATGAAATCAAGTGATATAGAGAAAGTAGAAACGATACTTGATAAAATAAACAGTTTAAAAAAAGAAACTGCAACTCTTAATCGTTCAAAAGAAGAAGGAATAGATGATGCTTGCGTAAGAATTAACTACATCAATTTTGAAATTGACGGAAATTTATCTATAAAAGTACGCAATATGGTTTTAGATGAATTTAACTCTGAAATGAATGGATATATAGAAGAGTTAAAACAACTTGGAGTTGAGTACGTGGATGATGGTGCAAAATGATTGGACTAATAATCATACTAAACATACTTCTGGTTGTAGGGTTTCTAATAACTGGGTTTGAAGTATACAAAATAAAAGAAAGGGATAGCAATAATGATATGGAAAATAATAACAGTAATAGTAATTTGGCTAGTTTTTTTAGGGATATGTCTGATATTCAACCATGCATGTCACAGAAGGAACAAGTAAATCATCCTAGCCATTACAATCAAGGACAGTATGAATGCATTGCAATAATGGAAAGCATTTACGGAATTGAAGCTACAATGAATTTTTGCTTGCTATGTGCATTCAAATACATCTGGAGAACAAATGATAAGGATGGAATCCAAGACATCGATAAAGCAATCTGGTATTTGCAGAAATACAAAGAGCTGCAAGGAAGAAGTCAAAAACAATGATTGTGGTTTATGAAGATTCAATCGGCAAGGAGAATAAAATGATGCCAGAGAATTATGTGAAGCTTGATGATGTATTAAAAATCATCAAGTTAGAACGTTCTTTCAATCAACTTGTGATGAAGAAGAACAAGAACAATAAGAAAATCGTTTATGCATGTCAAGCAAAGCAAAGCATGATCGATTTAATCACGCAGCAAATCATTCAATTAAGAATCGATGAAGATACCATAAGAAAGGAATTGAGCAATGATTATCGCAATAGTTAGTTTATTTGTATTAGCATTCATAGAAATGCTTGCAATCGGAAGTTTACAAAATCGACTTGTAAACCTAGAAAAAGTAGTGCTTGCATTATCGATGGTTACAAAGATGGATAAATTCACAAAAGACTTAAAGGACAAACAATAATGGCAGATATTGAAGAAATCAAAGAAGCCTTGCAATATATCGATCCAGTACATTTAGATTATTCTGAATGGCTACAAATTGGTATGGCACTAAAGGACGCTGGAGCAACATGCGATATATGGGATAGTTGGTCCAGAAGAGACAGTGCAAGATATGTACAAGGCGAAACATGGAATAAGTGGGTAAGTTTCCAAGATTCTGGAATAACAGAAAAAACACTATTCAAAATGGCTATGGATCATGGCTATAAAAATACATCCGATTATGGCGGACATGCGTTAAATTGGAACGATGAAATTTACGATGTTGATTATGTTGTTGATAGGTCATGGCTCGAAAGAGACGATATCAAGTTTCCTAACAAGTCCACATGGCAACCAATCAAAGAAATCGAGACATATTTAACAACGTTATTCAACAATGAAGATTATGTTGGATATTGTGTAAAATCACGTGAGTTAGAAAATGGAAAGTTAATTCCATACGATAGCGGAAATTACAGTCGTACGTGTGGGCAGCTTTTGGAAGAATTACACAAGACAAAAGACATCGGTGCTACATTCGGTGATTACAACAATAAAGCAGGTGCTTGGATCAGATTCAATCCATTAGATGGAACAGGTGTTAAGGATAAAAACGTATCGGAATATCGCTATGCACTGATTGAAAGTGACAACATGGATATCGGTGTACAGAGTGCATTACTACGTAAGTTAGAACTACCGATTGCAGTCATGATGTACAGTGGCAACAAATCAATCCATGCAATCGTAAGAGTGGATGCATTAAATGAAATCCAATACAAAAAGCGTGTGGATTATTTATATGGGATTTGCAAAAAGAACGGCTTTGATTTAGATAAGGCAAATAAAAACCCTAGTAGATTATCACGTTTCCCCGGTTTTGAGCGAAATGGAAATTATCAATTCATTATCGATACAAACATCGGTAAAGGTTCATGGGAAGAATGGGAAGAATACATTGAAGATATTTCAGACAATTTGCCAGAGTTTGAAAACCTTGAAACGCTATTACAAAATCCACCACAATTAGCAGATGAACTCATAGAAGGTGTACTTAGAACAGGTCACAAAATGCTGATCAGTGGTGCTAGTAAAACCAGTAAGTCATTCATGCTGATTGAGTTAGCATATGCCATCGCAGAAGGTATGAACTGGATGGGCAAACGTTGTAAGCAAGGTAAAGTCCTATATGTCAATTTAGAAGTTGATAGAGCGTCATGTATCAACCGCATTAGTGAAGTATATAAGGCGTTTGGAATGAGTTCAGAAAACCACTCTAGCAACATCGATATTTGGAATTTACGTGGACACGCTACAACGATGGAGAAGCTTGCACCGAAACTCATTAGACGATGTGAGAAACAAGGCTACATTGCGGTCATCATAGATCCTATTTACAAGGTTATGAATGGTGATGAAAACAAGGCTGGTGATATGGCTGCATTCTGTAATCAGTTTGACGCTATTGCCAATGCTTTGAATTGCAGTGTTATTTATTGCCATCACTTCTCAAAGGGTTTCCAAGGTGGTAAGAAGTCAATCGATAGAGCAAGTGGTTCTGGTGTATTCGCACGTGATCCAGACGCAATCCTTACGGTAACGGAATTGGATGTACCAGAAAGCCTAGTAGAAGCCAACGGAATACCACTTAGAATCGAGTACACTTTAAGAGAATTTAAACCATTAGAACCGACTGATGTTTGGAACAGATACCCAATCCATTATGTCGATTATGACGGAATTTTGAGTGAATATGAACCACCATCGGTAGATGGAGAAAAGGCAAAAATGGCTCAAAAAAATGCAGAAAAACGTCAATCTGCAGAGATGATCGAGTTCACAAATGCTTATGAAAAGTTATCCGAAAAGGTCACAAATGGCACTTTAGAATATGTTTCGGTAGCAGAAATGATGAAGGAATTAAAGATAAAATCAAAGAAAACCTTTATGAAAAAAGCAGAAAATTTGGATGTGTTTGACTTCGAAAAGAGAACAAATCAACTCGGTGGTGACGCTTCTGAAATGGTTTTGATGGTTAAATCTTAATGGTTTTCTAGGTATGAAAAATAGAAATTTCATACCTTACATACCTAGGTATGAAATTATCGAAAATGCAGTACAACCTATTAAATACTGGCTTTACGAAGTATCATATTCAAAAAAGCCTTATTTCAATAGGTTGTACTAGGTATGTAAGAATCGTACACACCTAGGTATGAAATTGCTAAAAATCGTGTACACCTATTGAAATGCAGGTTGGATAGGTATGAAAACGTTGGAAAACCCTTATTTTATTAGGTTGGACTTAGGTATGTAAAACAGTTCATACCTAGGTCACCCCTAAAATATATATATTTCATATATATATTTCTTACCTACCTACCCTATGGTCGTGTACACTACCCACAGCAACACCGGCTTTTTAAATTAGCCGGATTGTAGCTAGGGGTGCGTACCCTTACACTTAGCAAAATTTTTAAAACAACGATTGTGTAAGAACCGAAAAAATTCACAAATAAAAAATTTTGATGAAAGGACAGAAAAAAAGTTTTATGATTAAAGATGAAAGTGGTACAAAGTTTCATAAGTCATTCTTCATGGCTATGAAACATGTGCCAACTTCTACTGCACAGGAAAAAAAGTTTAATACAAAAACTGGGGCGGTCTATTTGGACGAAAGAGCAGCTAAAGCAAAAAGTTCTTTGGATGATGCTTTGTCTAAATTTGATAAGTTTATCCCAGTGAAGTTTGATGTGCCTACAGCAGAACAAATCGAAAGATTAAAAACGTTGGATGACAAAATTGAAACGAAGGTACATCGTGGATTGCAAGGTGCAGTTAAGTTAAAGACCATCTGGTGCTTTCCAGAAGGTGACAACATCGAGCAAAAGCATGGTATGCCAAAAACAACCAAGCCTGATACAGATAATCTGATTAAGCAGCTGAAAGATGTTATGGCTAATCGTGGATGGTTTAACAAAGGTGACCAACAAGTGGTTGATGAGCAGACTATCAAGATCCATTCAAAGACTACAGGGATATTCGTGGATATTTCTGAAATTTAACAGAAAGGGAAAAATTATGTGTAAAGTTTTAACTCAAGATAAATCAAGATTGATGGATATATCTACCGCTGATATTTACATCGAACAGAAAGACAAAAATATTTTTAATATCTGTATTTACAGATTTAACCGCTCTGTAGTGTTGGGTACTTACAGAACAGAAGAACATGCAAAACTTGTACTCGATGTGATGGGCGAGAGTCTTGGTGATGATAATTATTTCAGAATGCCAGAAATTAATGACTTCCCACAATCTGACTCTTAGGAAAGTGCTAATATTTGATTTAAGGGCAACAGTAAAGCGATATAAGCGTTTCTTTACACAGGATGATAAAATACTCATCTTAATTAAAACATCGCTTTAAATCGCTTACCTTATAGCCTAAAACGAAAGGAGAATTATTTATGGCTTTAGAAATAAAACAAAGAGAACCTAAAGACCTTCCAGAATGTATTGATTGCCAAGATGGCTATTACATCTGGTACGACCTATACAGTTACTGTATTTCAAGAATCAGAAAAGAACGCAGAGAAGATATTGCATGGCACTCTTCTTTGGAAAGTGCAGTATTTCATGTAATCAAACTCAAGGAACAAGAGAATATTCAAACTCTTGGTATGCAATCACTTGCAGACAGGGTAAAGGCTCTTGAAATGGAACGACATAAACTGGCAGAAACGTTAGTTTTACAATTCGTAAAGAAGAATAAGGCTGAAAATTAAATTTAAGGTGTGAGGTATGGTGTTTATTTCTATTTCTTGATGGCGAACGATAAAATACTCATTCGATGTTAGAAACGATTTTAAACACGTACCTTGTATCCTTATATCGCAGAAAGGAAAAATTATGTTTTTTGATGATTACAAAAAATTACAAGTGGATTTAAACGAAATTCCAGATAACAAATTCGTTTCAACTCGTGAAACTTTGCCGGATACAAAGGCTTGCTTTATTATCTTTCGTAAGAAAAATAGTGAAAGGAAATCTCTCGCTTTATACTATCCTGATACCAACAGTTGGCTCTCTTATCCTTCCCAATCCAACCAGTATGATGATGTTGTTGCTTTCGCCAAAATACCTTATTGCCACAAAGGAGAAGTACAAGAGTTTATCAACTTGTACGATATGGCGTAGTGACTTTCCAAAAGGGACTTATACCAAAAAACAAAGATAAATTTGGCAAAGATGGATATACCCACAGGGGGAGAGTTGCTAAAAATTACATTATGAAAAAGATTGACGCAGAACTAGAAAGCAGGGGTATGAAAGAAATATCGAAAACTAAAGGTGGAGAAAATCTTAAACTTGCACAGAAAGACAAAGAACTGAATGCGGCAGTTTCAGCAGTTCTAAGCAATTATCTGGATTTACTGGATAAAAAACCGGTTCAAACTCCAGAAGAGTGTGCTGAAAGATTAAATCAATTCTTTACAAAATGTGCAGAACGTGGTCAACTGGCAACGATAGAATCAATGGCTCTTGAGTTAGGCATGACTAACCAACAATTGAATACATGGATTGCTGATAAAACAAAGGGCGAAGTAGTTGCGTTAATGTTACAAAAGGCTAAGCAGATCATAGCTGCACAGGATGCAGAATTGGCTTTGCGTAATCGACTCAATCCGGTTCTATATATTTTCCGTTCCAAGAACTTCTATGGAATGGTGGATAAGAGAGAGATTATCAATAATAGACCAGAGAACGAACTGGACAAGAAATCAAAGGCAGAACTGGAAGATAGATACGCAGATATCATCGATATTGATTCAGAAAATGAAGAATAAAAAAATCGCAGAAAAGGGCAGAAAGTTGCAGAAAGAAGGCTTTTGCCTTTTTTCTTTTTAGCCTGGTATCGTCGTAATTTATCCTGCAGATATGGATGGCATGTATCGTTATATTATAGCCTTCTGTAGCGTGCGTATTTAAAGCGTTTTTGATTCAGATGATATAATTATCATCCAAAATTAAACACGTCTAAAACACGCTAAAAACAGCACTGTATGAAGTGTCTTAAAATCGAGCTGCATAAGGGTAATAAAAAACCTACTAGCGTTTTAGTAGGTTAGTTATAAATCCGTTTTTTTGGTTTTCTTCGCATAGGGTTTTTATTTCTTCATCTCTGTAGTATCTCGCTTTTATTAGCGTTTCTTCGCCGCTATCATCTTGAAAAATACCATGGTATATGGGTATTGATCTTTCGGGGTAGTGCTCCAAGATGATCCGATATTGCATTTTACTTTTGCAATGGAAACACAAGCGAGCACTGTTTGACTTGATAGCATTTGAAACGTATTTCACTATAGGGTATTGTGTTGACATGATCAGATGGATATTGCACGCACGACCTAGCGAGGCTATGCGTTCGATTGTCTGCATTAGTTTTTTGTTTTGTTCGATGAGTTCTGAAAACTCATCAATGACTAATAATATAGGAATTTCATTACTCTTACGTTGTTCTAATTTATCCATCTTTTTATAACGTGATTCCATCAAATCATAAATATTCTGTATTACGTTTTCGGCTTCTTCTGCACTTTTAGCAATCGGTAAAAGTAAATTATTTATGTTTTTATAAAAAGACAATTCCACACGTTTTGGATCTATTAACGCTAGTTTATACCCTTGTTTCATCGCTGATAAAATTAAGGCGTGAAGTGCTACGCTCTTGCCGCTTCCACTACTCCCAGCAATGAGTAAATGGGTATTTATTTGTAAATTCTGATTATCATTTATTTGTAAAAACATTGTAATTTATTCCTTTCATAAAAGGCGGTTTAGCCGCCTTTACTCTTCTTCCTTTAATGTAAATGTTCCTTTTTCACCATCATCATAGTCGATTGTGTCAATTTCTGTTTCGTTAAACCACTCTTCACCATCGTATAACTGTATTTCATGGTAATAACCGATTTCGTTTGTAATGTGTTCCATGATAACGGAGTGTGGTGGATTTACTTTTTCTACTGCTTTATCAAGCAATTCACAATATGCTTCGTTTTCGTCGATATCGTCGTTCTGTTCAGTAAGCAAAGCAGCTTGCTTTCTTAATGCGTCGGTGTCAATTTTTCCAAAATCAATACATGCAGCTTCGTATATATCACACTCACCCATGTATCTACCTTCGTATGAGTGAGCTTCATTGAGCAAGTCCATAACTGCGGAAGCTCCATATAATGCGTATGCTACTTTGTCAAATACCTTCCTTTTCTGCGTATCTCTTGCGATGTAACGGATTCCTTCGATTGTTCTTGTGTTTGTCATTTTCTTATCCTCTTACTTTCTATTTTTCTTTTTTGTTGTATTATTAACAACTACCATTTTATTTGTTCCTCTGAAAAATCGGCGTAGTGTTTCGTTTAAAATTTCGTCCTTTGTTTTTTCTGCTAATATCTTTCTATCAACTTGATAACCATTGTAGAAATCGGTGATAAGGTGGTAACAAGTTGGGTTATATCTTTCGTAGCAGTTGCCTTTTTCGTCCGTTACATATGTATTAACTTGACCATCTGGAAATTGCTCAATTATAATCGTCTCACCTTTTTTGTTTTTTTTTGGTACATTCGTATAGTTTTCTGGTCCCTGTTTGGTATTGTGTTTGTTTTTGTAAATACTGTAAATAATATAATCGTTTCATGTGTTTATCTCCTTTTGCCTTCTTATAAAGGCTTTCCTTTATCTACTTATATTATAAAGGATATTCTTTATATTGCAATAGGAAAATACAAAAATTATAAAGTTTTTACTATATATTTTTTGATGTTATGAAAATGTTTTCATGGCTAAAAGTATGGAAACAATCACTATATCTTGCTATCTTTTGAACGTAAAGCAAACCGTTAAATTCTTAACGGCTTTCGGTTCTGCGTTGAATCAATATCAATAAATAAAGTACATGATACGCATGCAATCGCTACGCATGGCGTAGGGTACCCCACCCCCTTGTGCCAGGTCGGTTCATGGCGGGCTAACCCCATATCCACCCAAGAATTTTTAAAAGGGGTATTGACACAAAGGAAAACCTTTAGTATTGTATAGACGTACAAAGGAGATACTTTATGAAAATCAAAGAAGTTATCAAAGAAATAATGAAGGCCACTGGCTTAAAGAAGTCCAACATCGCACATAGTGAGAACATATCCTTGCAGTTAGTTAATTATCGTTTTAGTAGCAATGATATGATGACTGCCACTGCAGTACAGATGTTACGTGGTTGTGGCTATAAGTTGGTTGCCATTCCTAAAGGTGACGCATTACCAAAGAACGCTTATGAAATCGGTGATGAATAATGAAGATTTATGGCTATGCTCGTGTAAGCACAAAAGGTCAAGATTCCTATGGTAATGGTCTGGACGTACAACTGGATGAATTAAAGCAGCATAAATGCGACCATATTTTTCAAGAAGCGATAACTGGAACAAAAAGAGATAGACCAGAATTACAGAAAATGTTATCGGTCATAGAAGAAGGCGACCGCATTATTGTTACCAAACTGGATCGCATTGCAAGAAGTGCTAAGGACGGACTTATTGTTATTGATGAAATACTTGGAAAAGGTGCAAGCGTAGAGATATTGAATATGGGTAAGTTTGACAATACGTCATTGGGTAAACTTACAAGGACGATATTGCTTGCCTTTGCAGAGTTTGAAAGAGATATCATTGTCGAAAGAACTAAGGCTGGAAAGAAGTATGCAAGGGAACATAACCCGAATTACCGAGAAGGCAAGGAAAGAACACCTATAGACAAAGATAAATTCTTAGAATATAAGCAGCTAGTGGACAATAAAAAAATCTCTATGCGAAAAGCATGTAGAGAGTTGGGCATCAGCACACATAAATATTATGCAGAAGTAGAAAGGATGACAGTATGTTAAACTTATTAGGAGAGATAATCATGTTGATATTTGGTTTTATTGTAGCGTTGATTCAATTTATATTTAGCCTTATTCTGTTTGGATTGGTTCTTTATGTCATTTTCCGGTTTTTAAAGAGAAAATCAGAAGATAAGAGATATATGAAAGAGTATCGTCATAAATATAGATTGAGACGTAAAGTAAGACGACAAGAACGTGGTTTCTTTGGAAATATGTTTGCTCCATGGGATTAAAGAGAATAAGAAACAACGAATATTAAAACAACAAAATATAATCTTTATTCAACGGAATAAAGATACACCAAAGGGTGTACATCTTAGGAAAGATGTATGCCCTTTTTTATTTGCAAAGGAGAGCACATGAAGAACATAGAGAGAATGCAGAGCATATTCCGTAACATATTGACTGTTATAGGGAACAGGAATGAGTATCAACCATGTGAAGATGGACTTGCGTACCTAATGAAGATGAAGGCAGAATACGTTTCCAAAAACGAACTGCACGAAAACGTATTGGATTTGATTGCAGTATCTGGAAACGTTATGCGATATGCAGTCGAGCAAGAAGATTATGCACTTGCAGAAAAAATGAGAGAACTCATTTTCAAGATGTACGTATTCGACGCTCAAGATTGGTTTGATAGTTTCATGATTGCGTTGGAATACGACAGAAAGCCTAGAGAGCGGTTTTATATTCCCCGTAAGAAGATACTCAAGGGCCACGTAGAAACTCTGCAGAAACTAGCAGATGGGGATATACAGGAATTGTTTTTATCGCAACCACCGAGAACGGGCAAGAGTACGCTAACAATTTTCTTCATCACATGGCTTATGGGGAAATTTCCACAATTCCCAAACTTGTATGTATCGTATTCTGCGATATTGACCGGTAAATTTTATGATGGTGTACAGGAAATCTTACAAGATCCACATACATATAATTGGCAAAAGATATTTCCAGATAGAGTGTTGCCGAGCACAAATAACGGACTTTCTAACGCTAAGGACCAAACATTATCTGTAGATACAAAGAGACACTATCCAACACTTACTTGTCGTTCATTGTATGGAACATTGAATGGTGCGTGTGACGTTGAAGGCGGAATCTTAATATCAGATGACTTGTTAAGCGGTATTGAAGAAGCCCTTAACCCAGATAGACTTGAAACTGCATGGGGTAAGGTTGATAACAATATGCTTTCACGTGCGAAGCAAAGCACACGTATTTTGTGGATTGGTACTAGATGGAGCACAAAAGATCCAATCGGTAGACGAATGGAGCTGCTGAAAACAAACGACAAATTCAAAAATCATAAGTGGGCGGATATCAGTATTCCTGCACTTGATGAGAATGATGAAAGCAACTTTGAATACGATTATGGAGTGGGCTTTTCTACTGAAACATACCAACAGAAACGTGCTTCCTTCGAGCAGAATGGGGATATCGAATCATGGCTTGCACAATATCAACAACAACCTATCGATAGAGAAGGAACAGTATTCAACCCTAATGATATGCAGTTCTTTGATGGTACTTTACCTGACTTACCGTGTGATTGGGCGTTTACGACAGTTGACCCTGCATTCGGTGGTGGTGACTTTGTTGCCGGTCCTATATGTAAGGCCTATGGCGATAAAGTGTACGTTGTAGATGTCATTTACACGAATGAAGATAAGACGATATCACAGCCAACAATAGCAAGAAAAGTGCTTGATAACGAAATTACAACGTTACGAGTAGAAGCTAATAAGACACTTGAGAGTTATGTTGAAGGTATCGAAGAAGAATTAAGTAAATTGAACTATAAATGTAATGTTGAAATGGTTTCTGCACCAACACTTGTTGCAAAGAATATCCGTATTTATGAGAAGAAATCGGATATCATCAATCATTTTGTGTTCTTGGAGAGTGGCAAACGTTCTAAAGAATATGAACAGTTCATGCAGAATGTGTTTAGTTTCAAAGCTAATGGCAAAAATAAACATGATGATGCACCTGATAGTTTGTCAATGGCTTCTAATATGTATCAAGAGATTTTAATTCCTACAGTTGAAGTTTTCGATAGACCTTTTTGATATTTTTATCAAAAAGTACAACTATCCTACTTGTTTTTGAAAATAAAAATGATAGTTTGAAATTGATGAAGGGAAATTGATAGATGGCTTATACAGGTAGAGAGAAAATCTTAGTAAATGCAAGTGAAATAACGGAAGCTAATATTATTGCATGTTTAAAGAATGCACTTAAAACTCATAAGAAGAATGTCCGAGAAGAAAACTACTTGTATAAATACTACAAGGGCAAACAACCGATTCTTAATCGTGAAAAGAAAATCAGACCTTCTATTAACAATAAGATTGTTGTAAATAAAGCGAATGAAATCGTTTCCTTCAAAACAGGATATTTGCTATATTCACCTATTCAATACGCTTCAAGAACGAATGAGCAGTCGGATGAAATCAGCACATTAAACAAATATATGGATATCAAGAATAAAGTTACAGTCGATAAAGATGTAGTCGATTGGATGCATATATGTGGTGTTGGTGTAAAGATCCTATTGCAAAGTGATAAGGATGATGATATTCCATTCGATTTATATAGTGCTGATCCAAGAGAAAACTTTGTTGTATACAGTTCATCGCAAATTGGTGAACCACCAATCATGGGTGTACGTCATTATGTAGATGTTGATGATACAGGTGTTATCAAAACGGATGTTTATGAATGTTACACAAAGGATTTTTATTTCAAAATTAAAGGTGAAAAGATTGTTGATTTTACCGGAAATGCATTAAAACAAATTCCAATTATTGAATATCCTTTGAATAACGCACGTATTGGTGCTTTTGAAATCGTATTGTCATTGTTGGATGCAATCAATGTTGTGCAATCCAACAGAATTGATGGTGTTGAACAATTTGTACAATCATTATTGCTATTCCACAACGTGGATATTGATACAGAGAAGGTCGAAACGCTGAATGAGATTGGTGCAATCAAATTTAGAGATATCAACCCAAGTCTACAAGGTGAAATCAAATACCTTGTGTCGCAGCTTGATCAAACGAATACACAAACGCTTATCGATGATTTGATTGATTGTGTACTTGCTATTGTTGGTATGCCACCTACAAAAAAGAGTAAAAGTTCTGCCGAAACTGGTATGGCAACCATCATGCAAGATGGATGGTATCTTGCGGAAGCTAGAGCCAAGGATACCGAAAACTTGTTCAAGGCCAGTGAAATGAAATTGTTAAAACTTGTATCTTATATCTGTAACAATACATCCGATTTAAAGTTGGACTACAAGGATATTGATGTTAAGTTCACACGTAAGAATTACGAGAATATTCAGTCTAAAGTACAAGTTCTTATTGCGATGTTACAGAGTGGCAAGATTGCACCACGTTTAGCATTTGCTATATCAAATTTATTTGTTGATAGTGAAGGTGCATGGATTGAATCTCAAGAATATATCAAACAAATAGATGGCGGACAGGAGAAAGAAATAAATGCAATTCAAACTAACTCCTAGACAGATACAAAGAATCGAGAAGGAACTAAACAAAAGCAATATCATTGAAGTTAAGGTTGAACACAATCAAGTTGTACTCATACAGGTATTGCGAAGATTAGTTCCGGATGAAAAATAAATAGACCGTTTCCAAACGTGGAAAGGAGAAACCCAAAGGGGTATCAAAGTATGCATTCGTGCATATTGAGATATCCCCTTTCTTTTTATTTATGCTAACCATTTTAGATTTTGACGAGATACATGCAAGCACAGAAAAAATCGTAAATGCATATCTTACTTCCAAGACATTGGAACTAAAGAAGAAACAAGAATACATCGAGTATGAATTGTATTTGCTTCTAGGAAGTTATTACATCGATGGCTTGTACAGCACAGGGCTTACGAAGGATATCGATGTTAGTTCATCCGACATGCAGTCATGTATTTACCAAAACATTGCTGGCAAGACATTCAAAGATCGTGTTTACGAATACGTTGCAAATAACGATGTAAAAGCACTTGTTAGGTTGCTTGATAGTGAAGCACACAGAGTTTATGAATCAGCAGCTTATAAGACTGCTACAGATTATCAGAAGGCGACAGGGAAAGAAGTATTTAAGGTATGGAACACACAAGGTGATTTAAAGGTACGTGATACTCACGAATACATCGATTCATTGATAAAGAAGCTTGATGAGCCATTCATAACATTTGATTTGGATGAAGCACAATTCCCAGGCGGTTTCAGTAATGCTGAAAACAACGTGAATTGTAGATGTTGGTTGAGCTATACAACAAGTTCTTAACGGATAAATGATCCGAGAAGATATGCGGAAGGGAAGTCGCAATACAAAATTCGCACATACAGGTAGAGAAACCTTAAATCGCAAAAATAGACAGTTAGGGAAAACTATAATCGCAGGAGAAAAAAACAAATATGAGTTCTTTAAAAGAGTTACTAGGTAAAGCCTACAAAGAAGGAATGACACTTGAAGAAATTAATACTGCATTAGCAGAAATGACATTCCATGCAGACAGTGATTACACAAATCTGAAAAACAACATTTCAAAACTTACTTCTGAATGTAAAGACTGGAAAACCAAATATCAGAGCACATTGGATGCTGGTGAACTTGCACGACAACAAGCGGAAGACGATAGAAAAACCATGCTTGAAGAGTTAAACACATTAAAGCGTGAAAAGAATATTGCTGATTTGAAGTCACAGTATTTAGGAATTGGCTATAGCGAAGAGTTGGCAAGTGATACTGCAATTGCAACGTTAGATGGAGATACCGCAAAGGTGCTGGCAAATCAAAAGAAATTTGCTGATGAATTAGTCGCAAATACCAAGAAGGACTTGATTAAAGACAATCCTAAGCCAAAAGGCACAGGAAATCAGAGTGGCGATGCAATGACAAAGGAAGTGTTCATGAAATTATCCCCACGCGAAAAGGGTGAATTTATTGCAAACCACAGAGACGAGTATGACGAAATGTACTCAAACAATACAGAAGGAGAATAAAAGAAAATGGCAAACAAACCTTATGACAATTTTGTCTTGGCAAATGAAATCAAAGACCAACTTGTATCACATTTAGATCATTCCATGTTCTGCACTGCTGACGATTCCTTAACAGAATCTGCTGGCATGATCAAGAAGATTAATCGTTACTACGGACATGTAGGTGACGATGCAAACGCTTCTGGTGCAGAAAAGTTAGCACTTGGTGCAGGTAACACAAAAGTTATCGAAATGGGCTTTACACCAGAAGAATACAAAGTGCAAACATTACAGGCTACAGGTAAGTGGCACGACGAAGAAGAAATGACAGATCCAAACGTACCACTTGTTATTGCTGGCAAGGTTGGTGCTGACTTATTCAATCAAACAAATGCAGACATCATTGCTGAATTTGCTAAGGCACAAGCAGGAAACACAGTTGCTTTAACTGGCATAGATTACTTTGGTGCGTTCGTTGAAGCACAATCCAAGTTAAAGACTGAATTTACAGAATCGGCAACACCAGGTATGGGAACATTCGCTCTTATCAGCGTAGATGATTACGCAAAGATTCGTAAAGCGTTAGGTGACAACTTGAAATATGTTGAAGCATTTGCACGTGAAGGCTACATCGGTACAGTTGCTGGAACAAGCGTATTTGTAAGCAAGGCTGTAACTGCAAAGGAAATCTACATTGCAACAAAGAAGGCTGTAACAGTGTTCTACAAGAAGGATGTATCTGCTGAATACTTCCATGAAGGCAATCGTTCTTCTGAAGATGCTGATAAGCGTATCAATAAGTTGATTGCTCGTACATATTACGTAGCTGCATTAACTGATGCAACTAAAGCAGCAAAGATTACTTTAGCCTAACTAAGAATTAAAGAAAGAAGGTGCTAATGATGACAGAAGAAACCCTGAAAGCAATGATTAAAACCAACATTGAAAGTTCATCGGACATGACGATTTCTGATGATGTCGTTAATACCTTCTTTCAATTATCTAAAAATGCAATCTTGTTAAAACGATTCCCATATTTACAAGACATAAGTGAAAAAGAATTACCAAGTATATACGACAGTTTATGCGTCAGATTGGCTGTTTATATGTATAACAAGCAAGGTGCAGAAGGTGAGATATCACACACAGAAAACGGAGTAAGTATCAAATGGGAAAATGGAGACTTACCGGAAAGCATGATGTCGGAAGTTATACCGATGTCGGAAGCATGGTGATAACATGCGTGGTTTAAAGAAAAATATGTACACATTCTACAGTGCTAAGTATTTAGGACTGGAGAAACAAGTTGATGAATGGGAACAACCAACCGGAAGGCACATTCCAAAATATGCTTTACCCGTTAAGCATAGGGGAAACATCAGTCCAAATATTGGTAGTTCTCAATTCTACATGTTTGGAAACTTACTTGAGTACAGTAATGTAATTTCCCCATTACCGGTTAATACAGATATCGATGAAAATTCCGTTTTATGGATCGGTATTGAACCTAACACAGAAAATGACAATTACAACTATGTTGTAAAGCGTATTGCGAAGTCTAAGAATTTCTTGGCCATAGCGATTGGAAAACGCACAAGCGATGAAGATTAATCTATTTAACCTAGCAGATTTAGATAAAGCGATTGCTATTACCGATAACCATAAAGAGAACATGAAGAAACGCATGATAAAGATTATGGAAAAGGTAAGGCAAGAAGCAATATTTGAAGCTAATAGATTATATCAATCAGCAAGTTACGCAGGTTTTAAGGATGTAGTAATTAACGCTACACCAGTACATATCGAAGATGGCAAGATAACCTTCACATTGCGTGCTATGGGTAGCACAACACTATTCATAGAGTTTGGCACAGGTATATATCCAAGTGCACCTAACGAAGCATATGGGCTTATTACAAACGGTAATATCGACCAACATGGTCAATATGGGAAGAAACAAGGATTGAAACCTAAAGGATGGTTTTATGAAGGGGTTGTCGGACAAAATCCACCTTCCGATACAGAAATATCTGAAAAGAAGGAAGGGCTAGTACATACATACGGAAACGCAGCTACACCATTCATGTATAGTGCACGAAAAGTAGCAGAAGAAACATTTAATAAGTTGATAAAGGAGTTGAAGTAATGGTTTTTATAGAACGATACATCATATCGGAAATTACAAAACAGTTGGAGAAAGATTTTCCTGACAAAAAAATCATTGTTAGCAATGACAATATCAGCGCCAAGTCTACGTTTCCAGTTGTAACAGTAGTTCAGTCCGATACATTCCAAGCAAGACAATTCATCGATTCTAGTGGAAAAGAAACTGTGTGTGATGTCACCTTTGATATCAATGTTTATTCAAATGATAAACATGATCCAGTAGAAGAATGCATATTACTTCTACAAAGCATATCTAAGTTGATGATATCAAAGAACATGACATGCATTACCACAATAAAAATGGATTCAATGAATAACAACTCTATCCACAGATACGTACAAAAGTACATAGGAAGAGTTGCAGGACAATATTTATTTACACGATAAGAAAAGGAGAAAAGAATAATGGCACTTCAAGATTTTAAAGCATTCTTAACTAAGTACACATTCTTGATGAACTCTGCAACAAATAAATATCAAGATTTGAAGAAGTTAATTGACGTTATCAGTTATCCAGATATGGGAAGTGATCCAGAAAAGGTAGAAGTAACAACTCTATCACATGGAATCAAGGCGTACATTGATGGCTTACAGGATGTTAAGTCCTTCTCTTTTGAAGGCTACTACACACCAGAACTTTACACAAAGTTACAGGCTATCGAAAAGGCTACAAAGACAAAGCATCAGATGTTTGCGTTATTCATCGGTGGCACAGATGGAGATACACCAACAGGTGATTTAGGCTGCATTTATTGGACTGGTGAACTAACAGTTTATCTCAAAGGTGCAGGCTCTAACGAAGGTCATAAATTGGCTATTTCCATTACAGTGGATGACAAACCAGAGTTTTCTGCAACAAAGAAAACTGACTAATTAAGCACCACAAAACAACTCAATAAAAATCAAATAGGAGAAGAAGAAAATGGCAAAGGACATTAAGGTAACATTCGAAGATCAAACATTCACGCTTACATTCAATAAGCAATCAGTTAGACAGATGGAAAACGCAGGATTCAATATCAATGATATTGATACAAAGCCTAATACAACTATTGAAATGCTGTTTAGGGGTGCATTCCTAGCACGACATGTAGGTATCAAGGAATCACTTGTAAATACTATCTGGAATAACATGACGCAAAAGAAAGAGTTATTGCAAGCGTTAATGGAATTGTATCGTGCTCCAAGTGAAGCTCTATTAGAAGAGCCAAGCGAGAACGATCCAAAAAAATTGACTTGGACTATGGAATAGTCCACTTCAAAGACAAGGGAAACTCTAAGAAACAGTTTACCTATTCCGAACTATTTGAAAGAGAGTGCCCAAGATATATGTCGATGGGTATGACATATAAAGAATTTTGGGAAGGTGATAACGACCTTCCCATATTTTATAGAAAAAAGCATGAATACGACTTGCAACGCATGAATGAAGCGGCTTTTCTGCAAGGCTCATATGTAGCAAAAGCCATTGCTGCATGTTTCTCAAATGGTGAAATTCAATATCCAGAGAAACCTGATCTTCTCAATCTATCTATCAACAAAGAGATTATTGCAGAAGAAGAAAGATTACAGGCAGAGCAGTACACAAAACAGTTGCGAGAGTACATGCAAATGTTGGGCAAAAACAGTTTAAAAGCAAAAGAAAAGAAATAGAACGGAGATACATTCGATATGGCTGAATATGAAGGACTAGAGTTTACAGTCACAGAAGATATAAGCAAAAGCGTCAAAGATATCAAAAGACTATCGAGTGCATTAAAAGATTTAAAATCAGCCCTTGAAGCAGTAAAAGGAATGGATGTTGGCAAGGAATTAAAAAACTTGGCAGATCAACTATCTGAAATCGAAGGGAAAGATACAAGCACCTTAAAAGAACTTGGAGAAGCCTTACGTAATACAGGTGACGGAGTAAGTAAGTTAAATAAGACGATACAGGCAATGGATGTTAGCAAGTTCAAAGATAACATGCGTGGTATCGCAGAGAGTGTAAAAGAACTTGATTTAGACCGCTTATCGAAGTTATCAGAAGCTACACAAGGCTTACGTAGTTTAGGTGCTCTAAGCAACATAAAACAGGGCACAGGTGCTACAAACACACTTGGTAAAAAGCAAAACATTACCGCTCCACAATTAGATACAAGCAAGCAAGTTTATACAGGAAACGTACTTGAATCGTTCACTCAATCGCTAAAGAATGGTGCAAGCAAGATTCAGAGTATTTACAGTGGAATACTAAGTAATGGCAAAAGTTTTACAGATAAATTTAAAAGGATATTCGATTCGCTTAAAAGCAATACTGCACTGCAAAAGTTTGGTGGGTTTATCAAAGGACTTGCAGGAAATTCATTCGGTAAGTTTGGTGAAGGTGCATTATGGCTAGGTGGTAAGTTAGGTTTCCTTGCAAATCAATTTGCTAGAGTTGCGATGTATCATTTCATTCGCACAGTCATCAAAGAGATAACTCAAGCGATGGTTACAGGTGTAAACAACGTATATGCATACTCTACTGCAATCGGTGGAAGTTTAGCACCAGCAATGGATAGCATTGCAACATCTGGACTATATGCAAGTAACGCATTAGGTGCTATGGCAAGTCCAATTTTGGAATCACTTGCACCTGCAATTGATTTCTTAATTGATAAATTTGTAGCACTTATCAACGTTATCAACCAATTCTTTGCATTCCTTGGTGGACATGCAACATGGACCAAGGCAATCAAGCAACAAACAAAATTTAATAGTGAACTTGGCAAAGGTGGCGGTGCGGCTAAACAAGCCAAGAAGGAATTAGACCTATACTTAGCAAGTTTCGATGAACTACATGTCATGAACGATCCTAATAAGCATAGTGGTGGTCGTGGTGGCGGTGCAGGTGGCGGACTTGACCCTTCGAGCATGTTTGAACAAGCGGAGTTCGATGGCCCAGTTGCTGATTTTGCAAGTCGTATTAAAGAGTTGTTTGCAAACAAGGACTGGAAAGGACTTGGAATATTTATTGGTGAAAGTATCAATAAAGGTATCAATGCAATTGATTGGAAGGGAATGGGAAGAACTGTAGGCAAAGGTATTGATGCAGTGTTTACAGTTTCCTACAACCTTATGAAAACTGTGCGATGGGATACTATCGGCAGTAGTGTCGGTGACTTCTTGAATGAAGCAATGTATCAAATTAATTGGGATCAAGTTGGCAGAACCGTTGCACAAGGTTTCTTACTAATTCCACAGATGATATTAGGACTTGTGACAACATTAGACTGGAGTCAAGTTGGTGTTAATTTAGTTAATTCTATAATTGGTTTCTTGAATGAGATTTCAGATGTGCTCGATAGTTACGACTGGAGTGCAATCGGTAACAAGTTAGGAACAGAGTTCGGAGAAATGCTAAAGGAAGTTGATTGGCTTGGACTTGGTGATAGTGCTTTACGCTTATTCTTTACCGCTTTGGAATCTGCAATTGAGTTTGTAGGTAGCGCGTTGACTGGAGCTGGTGAAGAACTATTCGGTGACATCTTCAAAGGCATGAAGAAGAAGTGGACCGAAGTAAAACAGTGGTTTCAAGACACCTTTGGCTGGATTGGAGACTTGATTGCTTCCATCTTCGGTAAGGGCAAGGACACAATTGAAAGTACAACGAGAAATGCTGCTGATATCGGTAAGGGTAATTTCTCTGAATTAAGAGATGGAATTACTCATAGTTCAAATGAAATCAATAACACAGTTTCCGATAGATTCCGTAGAGCAAATACAAGCGTTACAAACAATACTGGATTGATGTCAAATTCTGCTACACGCAATTTCAATGACATGGGAATTGCTACAGAAAGAAACATGTCAAGTATTAGTAATGTAGTTGAAACAAACATGTCTAAGACATACGGACATGCTGAAAGAAACTTTACATCCATGAACGCTACCGCAAGTACAAACTTAACTGGTATGAAGTACAAGGCAGATACAAGTCTGAATGCAATCGAAAGTAAGTTCAATTACACAAGACTTACATTCCCTAGCATTTCATTCCCTTATATTCCATTACCACATTTCAGTATCAGTGGTAGTGCTAACCCACTCTCTTGGTTACAAGATGGATTACCAAAGATTAACGTTGAGTGGTATGCAAAAGGTGGTTTCCCAGACGTGGGACAGATGTTCGTGGCAAGAGAAGCTGGACCAGAACTTGTAGGTGACATTGGAAATAAGAATGCAGTTGTAAATAATATGCAGATTATTGAAGGTATTAAACAAGGTGTATCAGAAGCGATACGTGGTGTACAAGGCAATGGTGAATCACATATCACAATCAATCTTGATGGAAAAGTTGTGTATGACAACGTTGTTCAGAGAAATAATGAACACGTTGCCATGACTGGCGAAAGTGAGTTTGCATATTAGGAAAGGAAGGACAAGATAATATGGCAGAAATATACAGTTCCCCTTGGTTTCAAGGGCACACTACAGGCATAGTAAGTGTTTCTACAGATGGACAGGCTTGGACTTCCTTGCCTGATCCATCTAGCCTTACCTATTCAGTTTACGACCTAGACGCAGGTGGAAAAACAGGTCGTGGGTTAGATGGTGGAATGAATAGAGAAAGAGTGGCAGTCAAAGAAAAGATAAATATGACATTCAATGCAATGTTCAGAGCGGACTTTGAGAAAATGATTTCTCTTATCAAAACTCCATTCTTCTATGTGAAGTTTTATTCACCATACTATGCACAGGAACGCATTGTAGAAATGTATGTTGGAGATAGAAGTATCGACTACTACGGGATAATGGAAAATAACAAGAATGACTTGGTAAAGAGTATCAAATTCAACTTTATAGAAAGGTAAATGAAAATGCTAATAGTAAATGACAACTACAAAAATGCTATTTATGAAAGTCGCTCATTTACCTTTTCTGTTTTATTAAATGGTAATGAACAACTTGCAGTAAGACAAATATCAAATATTGAAATTATTGAAATAGGACAGTCCGATAAATCGTTAAAGTTAGGACAGTTATGTAATAACCAATTAACCATGCAAACTTGGATAAAAAACGACCATATCACAAATGGATATATCGAAGTATTTGTTAGTTTAAATGGTGATGATTCAGTGAAAGTTCCATTAGGTAAATACTATGTCAATGAGTATAAGGACAACCATGACAGTACCTATACAATTACTGCATACGCACTTCATCCAAGAATGAATGAAGTTGTGAAGAACATCAATTCAAAAGATGTACAGACTATCATTTCTGAAATCGAAAGATACACAGGGATGCAAGTATTGAATAAAACGATGTTCACTCTTAAAACAATAAATGAGATTGAAGAACACACAACATACAAGCAGTTGTTGGCTGATATTGCAGGGTATGATGGATATAACCTACGTGTAGATCGTACAGGTAATATTGTTCCTTATAAGTACAGCATGGATGTTGTTGATAGTTCTGGAAATCAAGCGGATATTGTGTTTGGCAGTGCACACATGTCACGTAAGGGAAGAACCATCAGTAAACTTGTAACAGAGAAGAAGATAACAATCGGAAGTGTAAAGGTAAGCGATGGCAAAAATGCTTATGTGGTAGGAACTGGCAATGGCATTAGTTATATCAATCCATACGTTACTGCTGGAAGCACAGTGCCTAGTTATATATGCGATATGAACTATGTTCCACTTACTGTTACAGATGTGGGCAATCCATGTAGAGAAATCGGTGATAGAATATCATTCACCGATAACAAAGGAAACACCTTTGAAACATGGATCATGTACCAAAAAATCATTATCAATGGTGGTTTATCCATGCAGACTGAAAGTTATACCAACAGTAATAAGTTGGCAGTAACAAAAGAAAGCCCTATTACAAAGGCTATACGTGAAGCAAATAGGACTAATCGTAAGTTGATTGAAGAGATGTTTGGCAAAATTGCAGGAGCAAAGGATGGCTATTACAACTTCATAGATGGTGATGGAAATATCGTTCCATTTACAAGTGATAAGATTGCAGGCTTTCAGATATCAAATACACCTACAATCACATCAACCACTAAAGGATGGAGATTCATTCGTGGTGGTTTATACCATAGTTCTGATGGCTTTAGAACGCATGATGATTTCATGCTGAATGAAGATGGTGAAATCAATGTCAATCTTATTAAGTTGGGTAATAAAACACTAACGGAAACCATTTCAGACTTAACAGAAACGTCAAAAGGTAGTATTAAAGGAACTAAACAATATTATTTGCAAACAGTATCTGCTGATAAACCTTCAAAAAATGATAGTGGATGGACTACTACAAGGCCTTCTACGATTGTTGGGCAACACATGTGGTACATGCTTGCAGATGTCGCAAACAATGGTACAGAGATTAAGCATGAACCTTTTGAATTAACTGGTATCAAAGGTGATACAGGCCGTGGTATTGTTGGTAGTCCTACACTTACATATCAAGCGGGATCAAGTGCTACCACAGTTCCTACAGGTGAGTGGTTAAATTCGATTCCGTTGGTGGGCGAAGGTTATACCTTGTGGACTAAAGCAACGTGGAAATACAGCGATGGTACATCATCAGAAGTGTATTCTCCATCTATCACAGGTAAGACGGGTAAGGGTATTAAATCAGTTGAAACAGAGTACTATTTATCTACTTCAAAGACCGAAGTAACGGGTGGTGAATGGAAGAACGCACAACCTTCTAAAACTGCTGATACTTGGATATGGACACGATTAAAAACTACATTCACCGATGATAGTATAGGTTATTCTGAACCACCTATTAAAGATGATTTACTGAATAGCCTTGCGGATATATCCATTAGTAATAAATCAACTATCGAACAATTGAATGGTAGTATCACACATCTTGTTAATCAAACAACAGAAAATAAAACTAGTGTTGATACAGTCAAAACAGAATTGCAGACATTACAGCAACAGACTGCTGATGGTTTTAGTCGAACAGTACAACGTACAGAGTTCGATAAGACGGTAAATGTTATCACTGATAAATTGGATGAACACGGTTTCCATATTGGTAGTGATAAAGAAGATACAGTTACTACCATCGATACGAACGGAGTGAATGTCAAAAAATCAGATGGAACACTATTGGCAAAATTTGACAAGGTAGATAGTATGCTTGCATATTTGCGAGTGCTTGAACACTTAAGTGCAGGTGCACATCGAGTAGAAGCAAAAGAAACCGAAGCTGAAATAACACAGTTTGTAAACGGAACTATCAAAACTGCAAAGGTCAAAGCAACAGTTATAAACTGGATTGGAGATATAAATAATGGTAATGCTTAGTAATGATTGGCAAGTAATCACAGAAGCAACACGGACACCAGGTGCTGCCGAAGTTGTTTATGAACTTCAAGCAAGAATAAATTCACAGTATCACAGCATTGAGTTAAACCGTGATTATGTTGAAGTTAAAGTTACTTATACATTCAACAAAGGTTATATCTATTCCGGAACTTGGAACTTTACAGCAACAGGTTGTGAAGAAGTAAGCGGTGGCGGAAGATTAGATGGAAGCGGAACATTGATAAGTGGTGGCTTTTGGGCTTACCACGATAATAACGGAAACTACTCAACAAGTATCAATGCAAATCTAAGTTTTTATTTTAGCGATGCGGATGCATCTTTAGAAAAAAACATTGAACTACCTAATATACCACGTACAAGTACGCCATCTTGGAAGAATGGAAAGAACCATGTGAAACTCGATGGCACAGATACGCTTACATTAGTGTTAGATAAAAAGGTTGCAGCCTATCGACATTCACTTGTTTGGGTAGTTGGTAACAGCGGATACAAATGGCTTAATACAAATGATATTGATACAGAATATACATTTAAGCCTACAGAAGAGATGATCAAGTACGCTACTAATACAAAATCTGTATATGGCTATCTTGGAGTCGGAACGTATTCTAGTAGTGATCCGAACGCCACAATGATTGGAGCAATGAATATAGCTTTTTTCATTGATTTACCTGAAGAAAAATATAGCCCTGTTATAAATAGCACAACGGTCAAAGAAATTGGGAATAGCAAAGTACCTGAAAACAAAGTCTTTAGATACTTGTCTAAGAAAAAATTATCCATGCAAGCAGATGTAAGGGGATATGCAACAGTCAAAAGTGTATATGCTTTACATAACGGACAACAATTTCCTTTAAGCCTTTCTGATGATGCGTATAGCACGAATTTAGAAGGCATGACGAATGGTGACATACAATTTGTCGTTGAAGATAGTCGTGGCTTTAAAACAACGCAAGAATGGCACGGAACGTATGTTCCATACTTCTATCCAACAATTACAGAATTTACGGCTGAACGTGATAACCCAACTGTAAATGATGGTTATGCAAATGCTAAGGGGACGTTTTACAATGGTGAAAATAATGTTCTTTCGTTCACTGTAAAGGATGATGATGGGCATAGTGCAAATGCAAATGGGCAAATATCTGGTAATGAATTTTCGTTACATCAACGAATTAATGGTTATTCGTATGATAAGAATTACAATTTAACGCTAACGATCACAGATAGTTATGGCCAATCCACCGAGAAGTCCTATGTGCTAACAGGTAATTTGTGGGCCATGATTTTAGGCAAGTTGACCACAAGTGTACACATGTTGTGGGTTCGCAAGAATGGCAACAATCCATGTGGGATTTATAACGAAGGTGACATTTCAACACTTGGAACAACATACGCAAAAGGGAAGTTGATTTTAGGAAAAGATAACGATTTTATGGTTACCAAAACATTTACAACAAACGTTGTTGGATTGCAAGGCAACCAGGCTACCTATGCATATATAAATTACACAATTCCAGATGGCTATGAGTTAATTGATTTCTATGACGCATGCACTAGTTCATGGCATGGTTGCACAATCCGTGACGTTAACAGAACGCAAAAAAAAGTTGCACTTTATGTACAAAACTTATCAAACGTTGAAAGGACGCCAGCAACAACTGTTTTTGTTAAAGGTCTATTTATTAGAAAGGAAACAAAATAATGATTATTGACGGTAAAAAGTTTACAGAGATACAAGACAGCAATAAAAGTGTTGTCACATTTCAACGAAAGGTATTTGAAAACCTAAAGCCACTAATTGATAGTTTTGAAGTAGGTGTTATACACGAGATTAGTTTTGATAATGAAAATGTCACACATAAAATGTACACAGATCCAATGACGTTTTCCAAAAATGATGATGGATATACGATATCATTCATACTTACAGATGTTCCACAGAAAGATATTGATGCAAAGGCTTATAACGAAACGCAACCTTTAATCAAACAGTATTTACAGATTGCTGATATCGCAACAGTTTATAAATACATCGCATATCTTGATAAGTGGATCATCGGATTAAAATGTCAGAAAGACATGCGCATTGCATACAATAATGCTGTATATGTTTCGTTAAGTGAACACATAGCAGAAGAAGGAAAAACACCGGATAAAGCATTAGGGCTTTATGTTATCGCTAAGAATGACGGAAGTGGAAACCCTAAACCGCAATATCCAAATTGGATAAAAGGTAAGGAATACAATGCAGGTGATATTGTTATCCATAAAGGTTTATTGTGGGAATGCACATGGAACAACAATGCACGTGAACCATCTGAATTAGCACTTGGATGGAAGAAAAAGTAACGTCATAATTGAATTTTCGCAAAAATGAATTATAGTAAAAGTAACAACAAAATAAAGCAAAGATAGCAAAGGCTATTTCCCAAAAAACAAGGGAGATAGCCTTTTATTACGTTAAAGGAGAGATAAAGATGACATTAAAAGGTATTGATATTGCTAGTTGGCAAAGCAATTTAAACTTATACAACATTGACTATGATTTTGTAGTTGTAAAAGCAACAGAAGGCACAGAATATATCAATCCATGTTGTGATATGCATGTACAACAAGCAATTGAAATGGGTAAATTATTTGGAGTTTATCATTACGCAAATGGTTTAGATCCTATTGCTGAAAGTAACTTCTTCTTACAGAACATTCAAGGGTATATCCGTAAAGGAATTTTAGTACTAGATTTTGAATCAGGCGATAATGCAGCTTGGAACGCTAATCCTAATGGATGGGTAAAAACATGGTGCGATAACATTTATAACCAAACAGGTGTAAGACCATTGGTATACATCCAAGCGAGTGCCTTAGATAAAGTCAGTGGTATTGGCGATTATGGATTATGGGTAGCACAATATGCATCATATGAGCCTACATATTATCAAGATACACCATGGAATGAAGGTGCTTATGATTGTGCAATGAGACAATATGCAGGCAGTAATGGTCGTGTTTATGGATATGACGGTGGCGTTGATTTAGATAAATTCTATGGTGATGCAGAAGCATGGATGAAATATGCTAATCCAAATGGTGAATATGTTGCACCGCAACCACAAGTACAAACATACGAACAACCAACTGTACAATCTAGCGGTACGACATACATCGTACAAGATGGTGATACACTTTCAGGAATTGCCGCTAAGTTTGGAACGACTTACCAACACTTAGCAGAAATCAATGGTATTGCTGATCCAAACAAGATTTACGCTGGCCAAGAAATTCTTATTGATGGCATCGCACCTACAAGTACTGGAAATAACGAATACTACACTATTCAGCCAGGTGACACGTTGAGTGGAATTGCGGAGAGATTTGACACTACATATCAATATTTAGCAGAAATCAACAGTATTGATGATCCTAATAAAATTTATGCTGGTACGACTATTAGAATCAGATAGAAAGGACCAAAATTATGAAGAATGGTATTGATCCAGTAACAATACAACTAATTATTGGTGCTATTAGTGTAATCATATCCGCAATCGTTGTAGTAATTACAGTTAGCAAAGGCAGTGAATCACAAGCAAAAGAAACTGGAAAAATACTTGCGAGTATCGACAGTATGAAGGAAGTGCTTGCTGATTTAAAATCGACAACCAAGGATGTTACCGCAAGAGTTACATCCTTGGAATCAAAAGTAGCAACAGAAGAAGCAACGCTAGTTTTGATTACATCAAGACTAGAACAATTAGAAAAAAGGAAAGAAGGTAATTAAGTCATGAAAACAAAAGAATATTGGTTTAAATGGGCGAACGCGGCAGGTAGACGTGCATTGAAAACAGCCGCTCAAACATTCGTTGCAACGATTGGAACAACTGCAACAATCGGTGCAGTTGACTGGAAACTAGTATGTTCTACATCTGCGCTAGCTGCAATTTTATCAATTGGTACATCACTTGCAGGTCTACCAGAAGTAGAAACTAATGATGTTACTGAAGAAGATCTAAAGTAAATTGCTTTTCCTAAATTCCTCCTAACCCTTATCGTGATTGGTATTGCGGTAGGGGGAATTTTATTTTATATTGTAAACATGGAAAATAAAGATGATATTAAACTAAAGGTAAGAAACTATATAAATGTTGCATGTGATTTACTCGATATTCCCACTCCATATATCCATTACAACATACCAAAATATATGAAGGAACAAGGGAAGGAAATTGCAACAACGATAAAAAAAGGAAACTATTATCATATTTACTTGAATATTGATTATGAAAATAAGTCTATATTATATAACGCTTGTTTACATGAATGCAGACATGTTTATCAATATATCGTTTGTGATAGTCCGATGGCTTACATGATAGAGCCAAAAGAGTTGGTAGATGCATGGAGAAATAATATAAAATTTTATATTGGAAATCAAATTGAAAATTATGAACTACAACCACTTGAATTAGATGCATATGCTTTTGGTGATTATGTGTATAACACAATGTATGGTCAAGAAATGATAGTGCGTAAAGACTTTGTACGCAGAGCATTATTAAAAAGAATGATGGAATTATCAGATATTTATACAGAAGAAGAAGTATTATCTATAGCAAGTGATTATTTTAATATAGAACAAAAAAGACCGCTATATAGTTAGCGGTTTTATTGTATATAAACTCTTCTGATGCATACATTATTAAGTATGTATAATTTAGGGTTCGATTTTGAGTATACAGGCAGG